TTTCGAGTTGCAGCGAGTCCACGCGCCGGGTTTTTCCATCCGGTGCGTACATCACGCAAGGGCTATAGGCTTCGGTTTCCATTACTTGTAGCTCGCGTAGAACTTTCCATCCGAACTGGAGTAAGTCCAACACTGAAGCTGAGTAGCTACAGCAGTGGTGGCGGATCCCACGTTGTTCCCGGCAACGGTCGTATAGGCCGCATCCGGGATGACGCAGAAGCCCCCAGAAAGCGGGAAAGCCGCCGGCATCGTAAAGCTGGTGATGGCGTTGGTTCCGTCCATGTGGAATAACGGGCCGGGAACCACTTGCGCGCCGGCTGTCGAGTGCTGGAGCGTATCCGGGTTCTTAGGGAGCGGGTTATTCCAACTGGGAGTCCAAGCCAGCGTCACAGTGCTGCATTGCCACATGTACCCCGTGTTCTGGTTGATCCACGGCGTGTAGAGGGTGTTTGCCGTGACGCAGGAACCCACCGGATCGTAGCTTTGGATGGCCTGAGCAGAGTTGATGATGATAGCCACCGAGCCAGCGACGTGCGCCGCGCGGAATTGCGAACCGCGGGACACCGTAACGCTGGTGCTGGTGGGGATCGCCGAAACGAGCCCCGTCAATTCGCCGCGGCCTTGCCCGCCCTTGTCGATAATGTACAGCCGGGTGGTCCCGACAGTCATGCCGGTGGTTGCCGCCACCGAAAACGTCTGCTGGTTCACCGTAATGGCGTTGGTGAGGGTGGTAGAGGTCAGTGCGGTTTGGCCGAAAGCCGAAGCCGCCAGGATTGCCAGTGCGAAAAGTGTGTTTTTCATGTTCATAGTCTCCTGTTCGTCTCCGTCTTAGCTCGAAGTCGCCACGCGCACAGCATCCGCGTTCGAATAAAGCTCCCCGAACCCGATAAGGGTATCGAATCGGTTTACCATGCGGCGTTGTGTCGGGTCGAATGCCCGGATGATGCTGATGGCGATTCCGGTCTTGGGATCGCGCTTCATAACCGACATTTCAACCGCTTTCGGCATCATGAGGTTCACGCCCACCATCGCGAAGGCGTCCTTCCCGAAAGCCAAGCCCTGCGTTCCAGTTGCGGCACTGGGAGTGGTGGTTCCGGGGTACTGCGTCAGCAATGCGGTATCGAGCGGCAGGGCGTCAACGTTTTGGTATTGATCGCCGGGACCCGCAATTCCTTGACCGTCGCCGGCCGAGATATTGAGCGTGATGGTCGATCCGGTTGCGGTCTGATCACCGACCACCCGGAACTGCCGGAGAGTGCCGGTCGAGAGCCGGGTTGCCGGGTTGACATTGTTGACCGCGGCGATGTTGAAGATCAGCCCATCCGGGAAAGTATCGCCCGAGGTGCAGTTGATCAGCAATGTGGTCCCGGACTGCCCGGACCCGCTCACCGTGACGCTGGCGGGAGTCTGCCATGTGCCGGCGGTAGCAGGATAGAGCGACATTGACTCGAACCATGTGAAGTCGCGCGCCGAACCGTAGTAGCCGCGCTTCCATCCTTGGCTGATAACGTCGGTGGGGTTGAACTGAACCAGAGTCCCGTTGACCACAGAGTTCATGGTGGCCGGCGTCATGACCATGATCTTTTCGCCCAGCGGTGCGGCATTCTCAATCATGCGTTGACGTGCCGAACCCGCGAAGCTGGTATCGGTCGGCAGGGTCTTGAGGCTGCCCACGATGTTATTCGTATGCCGCCATGCGAAATTCGACGCCCGAAGATCCATTTCCTGAGCGATCTGGCTCATGTAGGGATCGAGGATGGTTTCGCGAATCCAATCTTCGCCCTTGCCCATCTTGAGGGCCTGCTCGATCGAGTCATACTCGAAATCCATACCGAACGGCTGATCTACCGTCACGGTGGTCTGGCGAACATTTACCGGCTGGGGCTGATAGGTGAAGCCGTCGCGAATCAGGCCGCGAACCGGGTAGGGGATGCGGATGGTTTCACCGACCGCAAATTCCTTCTTGTACTCTTTGTTGTAGGAAGTGTTGAAGCCCTGCGCGATGCAGAGGCGGTTTACTAGGATGCGGAGCGCTTCCTGCCCGATCCAGTTCACAAATTGAAATGTATTAGCCACGCGATTCCCTTATGCAAGGGAACCGGCGCGCTATCTAAAAGAGCGGCGCTTCCCTGCGGCTATGTCGGCGATGTCCCTGGCGTTTGCTTCTCGCATATACGCCTCGGTATCGTCGGCTTCGAGAGCTGCTTTCACTGGGTCCGGTGGCAGTTGGTTCCGGCCATTCAGATCACCCGGCGGCGGCGGCGTCTCGGTTACTTTTTTGGGTCCAGGGGGCTTTTGAGGGCTTTCGGCAGGCTTCGATAGGGTATGGGCAATCACTCCAAGCGCTGCCACCTGTTTTGTGGGTGACATTGCGGCGATCTCTTTGGCTTGGTCCGGGTTCGATCCCAGGTGGTAGATGATCTCTGCCCCTAGGTCGGAATCAACAAGAAAATCCGCACCTAACGCGAACTCTCGGGATTTGATCAGATCCGAAACCGAATCAATCTTTTCGTCCCAATCCGTGTGCGCTTTCGTCGCGGCCTCAATCTGCTTATTCCACTTCTCGGCTCGCGTGCGCCCTTCGGCTTGCTGCTTCTCTTTTTTGGCTTCTTCCGCCCGTTGCACTCGATCTTCCTGAAGTGCCTTCGCTACTTTGTAATCCGAGAGATCCTCGAAGAACTTGTCGCGGGCGGCCTCGTATTCGTCCCAGGTCTTAAAATCATCAACCTTGGGCTTAACCGGGGCTTTCAGTTCAGCGGGTTTGGTTTCGGCTGCAGGTGGCGAGTCCGGCTTAACGCCATTATCCGATTCCAGTTGCCGCTTTAGATCGGCTTTGCGGGCAAGTCGAGCCTCAAGCTCCTGGATTTCGCCATCAAGCTGCTCTGTTCGAGCCTTGACGCCTTTTCCCTTGCCTGCTTCCTGGTTCCCTTTGGACTTTCCCGATTCTTCGGGCGTCTCAACAGGTTCTTTTGGCTGGGTGGCGGTTTCAGCCGGTTTCGCCTCGGGAAGTTCCCCTTTAAGCATCCAGTGATCGTATTGCTCACTGGACAGGCTTTCTAGGTCTATCCCGGTATCTTGTACTTCTTCTGTCGAGGGCGACGATTCCTCAACGCTGTTTGCGTCTGTTGGCATACTTTAGCACCTTACCCTTTATCGTTGCAACTAATTTCTGCGTTACTGCCTATTGGACGCGAATAAGGTCCGGTAGGCGGATCTGGTTCCGGAATCCAATGACTAAGCCAAGCAGTTGGCCTATATGAGTGTCCATCCCAAAAACTTACCCCGTCGTTATAGGCGGAAATTTGCCCATGAACAATGCCCGAGTTATTTGGGTTTTCCGTAACCAACCAAAAGAAACACCACTTACCTATCGGCGCTGATGCTATATCTCTCCAATCGCTCATTGCCCCACTCCCGCCGCAGCCGCTTCCGGTTCAGGTTCCGCTACGGGATGAATACCCGCGGGCCCTTGCTCGGGAGTCGGCGCGAGCTCGGATTCCATGAGCATGTCGGCGCGGTGCTCGACTGAATCAAGTTCACCTTGCAGCCGCAAATCATTCGACTGCGCGCCAATCTTCAGTTTGGCAATTTCGATATTGCCCTTGATGGTGTCGGCGTTGATGGCCCGCTTGTTCGCCATTTCCATCTTGGCGATTTCGGTCTTTTCCTTCAATTCCTGCTGGAGGTGGCCCGCGAGAGCCGTGGCGTCCTGCGCCTGTTTCTGGGCCTGGACTAGCGCCTGTTGCATCTGCTGCGGATCTGGCCCCTGCTGTTGCGGCGGGTCCACGATCTTGACGATGGCATCGCCCAATGGACCCAGGTCGCGCATTTCAGTGGCAATAGCGAATATCTTGGCCGGAGGGCTTCCGGGTTGCAAGATGGCAGCTTGAGAGATTGCCGGGTTTTGCAGGATCGCATCCGTATACGCTCCCTGCTCCTCCCGCTGGCTGTCGTAGCTCGGACCAACAGAGATGGTTAGTTCGTGGTCACCTTCGTCGGTTGGGTACTCAACGGCATGTTGTTCGTCTTGCTGCTGCTGTCCGTACTCCTGATTGGTCCCAGGCTGGGCGTTTAGCGTGATCACCTTGGATTTTTCATCATTCCCGATGATCGAAACTTGGCGTTCAGTATCATAAACCACCGGGATGAGATCGTTCAGGATACGACCCTCAAACTCCAGCGCCCGGTCGTAATTGTCGATGAAGTGGAAGGTTTTGATGTCGCCTTGGCTCTCAAACTCCTGGAGGGCTTTGCCTGAAATGGGCGATGTGCGGTTGCGCTGAACCTGCGGGTTACTGAATCCGATGGCTGCTTGGATCGCCTGCCGTGCAGCCTGGGCGTAAATCTCAAGCATCTGTATTTCGGGAACATAGCTCGGCCGCTGCGGGAATGGTAACAACGTACCCGCCGGCGCTCCCTCTACAGTGGGCTTAACCTCCTGATAAGCCACCGGCAGCTTATGCAGGGTTTTCATTTCCTCTTCGTGGTTTTCGACTTGTCCCTCGTAGACGAAATAGGGGGACTTGGAGGTTAGCTGAATGGCCTCAAGTTGCGCCGTCCGGGTGTAGCAGTACGCCATGTAGGGCGTGCGCGCCATGCGGATGAGGGATTGCAGTTGCCGTTCACTGTCGCCGGCTGGATTGGGTACAAATAGCTCTTTCCCGGTGATTAGCACGTAAGGGATGTATTTGCCGCCCGTGATCTTCTTGGGCTTGCCTTGCGAATCTAACCGCGGATTGCCTTGGTCGTCCTTGACCGTCATAGTGATGGTCCAGGGGCTTTGCCGCAGCAACTCGACGCCGTTAAATTTGTATTCGACCACGAAACGATCAACCGATTCGCGATAGTTGCGGAGCTTCCGCGATTTCATGCCTTTCGCTACCAAGTAATTATCCTCGGTGATTTCGGCGTCGTCGCCAGCCTCATCGAGATACCCAACCTCGTCGTCATCAAAGCGGATCTTGGTACGTGTGCGCTCATGCGCCATCCAGTATTTTGCGATCTGGATTTCATCGTCCCGAATCCACGCCGGAGCCGCCGCCATCAGTTCAGTGGAGAAGCTTTGAATTTCAGCATCCCCGAACTCGCGACGGAATTGCTCTTTACTCATGCGGGAGAGTTCAAAGGCATCTTTCGCGTCCGAATAATCCGCCTCTTTGCAATCCGGGTCCATGTAAAGAACGTCCGGGTTAGGCATTCGGGCAATGCGTAACTCCTGCAACTCACTATTATCGTTAATGTATTTGCGATCTATGCGATATGGCCCATAGGACCGCATGGCCGCGTTCTCAAATGCCGTGATCCTCGCGGCGTCGGCGTTGGACTTGTAGCCGATTGCCTTAATCATGCCGGCCCGCATTTCGGCCGTCTGGTCATTGGCTCCGTTGCCCGCAGGCGTTACCTTGGGGGCGCGCTTGTTCTGCCGGACCCCATTTACGAGTTGGTTGATGTATTGCGAGAGTTCATCAAAGGACAAGCACAACCGATCCATCGCTGAACGGGCGTCGCGTTCACCTTGGGGCCACGGATCGCCAGTCATGAACCGCATATCGGTTGCGGCTTCACGGCGGATGTCCTGCCACCGCATGACCATGTAATTAAAGCGGTCCCGGACTTCTTTGGGCGTGGGAGCGACTACCCAGGACGGTATGGAGGGGGATTTCTTCACACTAACCTGTGTTCTTCTGCGGCCCTAAGCGCCAATTCCCGCAACCTTGGGAAATGCGCGCTGGCTTCCTGCTCCGAATTAGCTGGATAGGAGTAGACATAGAATTCGCTTGGGGAAACGGTCACCGTAGAAAAGGCGCGATACTGGCGTTCGGCATCCACCCAAAGAACTTCCTCTTTAAGATTGTGGGGTAACTGTGGCTGCATTTAGGAGGGGCGGCGGCGACCGTACATGTGCACGTCTG